GGGCTGCACTGGGGCCTGTCTGGCATGGGCACCACAGCGCCGGACAGCTTCGCCATGCCCGTCTGCCGGGAGTGCCATCAAGCGATCCATGCCAGCCCCGAGATGCAGGCCCGACAGCCAGGGTGGCTGATCGACACCATAAACCGTGGCCTCGACCACTTCACTGACGAGCCCATCGTCGGCGCCCTGGCCGACGCCCTCGAGTTCATCGCCGCCAAGGAGGATGCCCATGGCTGACCACATCGACAACGCCCTGCTCCGTCATGAGGAATCGGTCTCCGATCGCGTGCGCATCTTCGTGCCGTACCTCGCCAGCAGCACCAATGTGGCTCTGCGCCAGAACCGGTTCGCCCGCAGCCGGGAAGTCAAAGACGCAGCCTGGGCGGCCAAAGCAGCTTGCGCGGGCATAAAGCCGATCAACGGCATGGTCGACCTGGTGTTCCAGCCGCGACTAGGAAAGGGGCAGCGCACGAGGGATACATCCAACTATTCCGCCAACGTGAAGCACGTGGAGGATGCCCTGGTGGCTGCGGGCGTTCTGCCCGACGACCGGGGCGAGTACGTCCGCCGCATCATCATGGAGCCGCCAGAGATCGACCGTAAGAGCGAGACCGGCACCTGGGTAGAGATCATCCCAGTGGAGGCGGTATGAGCGACAAGCAGAGCGAGCGCCCGCCAGATCGGCGCTACCACAACGACCCGAGGCGCCGGTCGTGAAGTGGTCACGGAAAAGCGCCTACTCAATCCAGAGCGGCGAATTCGTGATCTGCAAGACGACTCACAGCGGCGTCGACCGCTACACCCTCTGGCGAGGGTTTCAAAGCATCAGCGAACACAGCACGGCGAACGAAGCCAAGGCACGAGCAAAACGGGAGAGCGCGGCATGATTACTACTGATCCGAAACTGGCATGGGCCATGGCACTCGACACCGGTGTTCGCTCTCAGATGGGCCCCATCCTCGAGGAACTGGAAAGCGGTGGCGGCGTGCAGTTCACCAAGAAGGGCGGTACCGGCGCTGCCCACGGCATTGAGTACGGGCCGGTCTACGCCCGCATCTGCCGTCTGGAGCGTGAGCAGCCCACCCTGGCTGCAATCGGGCATGTGCTGTGCCATCCCTCGACCGAGCAGGCAAACGCCTATCTGGATGACGCTGTAGAAGCCGTCGAGGGCAAGGTGATCGCCAGCATTCCGAACTGGGGCGATGGTCGAGCCTGGCGCCCCGCGAAGAAAGAGCGCGTGCACTACCTGATCCACGTCGCCCTACTGGAGCGGCAGCGCAATCTGTCGAACGAGCAGCCGGCATGGGGCCCTGAGCGCATCGGCGCCACGATGGCCGAGTGGTACGGCGTGGCGATCACCACCAGGAAGTGGCACCAAGACTGGATGCCGGTGTGGTCCGTGATCCAGGCGTCGATCAACCACTGGGAGGGCGAAGCCATGGAGCCAATCAGCGAGACGATCGGCGATATGGTGAGAAATATCAGGAAGGCTGCATAAAGTGCTGGATTTCTTAGCCCCGATGTTGTACGTTATCTGTAAGCTGGACGGCGTACGACCAAACAGCTAGCACATATCAAAGCCTCGCCCTCTCCGGCGGGGTTTTTTCGTATTTCACTAAGCTGCACGATAGCTTAGCTATTCAGGCCGCTCAAACAACGACATACTTCTGCCTCATACCGAAGGCCACGGGAATTGTACTCTTGGCCAATACACCAGCTCGACACTATTCTGCATTCTTCACGAAAATCTAATACGAATGTTAAGAAAGTTGTACAATATAGACAGAAGTCAAAGAGACTGATGCCGGGATGAGCCATGCGGGAATCTGCAAAAAACGAAGATCAGCTCAGCGAGAACGAGATACGCTGCATTTTCCAGAGTCTTGATGCGCTCATTTACGTCAGCGATCTAGATACCCACGAACTTATCTTCGTCAACAAAGCACTCCAAAGTAAATTTGGAGAGCCTTTAGGTAAAAAGTGTTGGCAATATTTACAACAAGACCAAGTCGGTCCGTGCAATTTCTGCACAAATTCTCTGATAGCGCCAGGGAACAAACCCTCGCTAGATCCAGTTGTGTGGGAGTTTAGAAACACTAGAGATAACCGGTGGTATCAATGCCGAGATATTGCAACCGTGTGGCCTGACGGCCGACTGGTTCGCATCGAAATAGCCATCGACATTACTGCGCAGAAGGACCTTGAGGAGAAGCTTCGTGTATCTAAAAAGGCTGCACAAAGGCTCGCATTACAGGATGAGTTGACCCATCTTCCTAATCGCCGATCCTTTCTAGCTGAGTGCGACAACGTACTTACATCCAGTGGTGATAATGCCCCGTTTTCTCTAGTAATGATTGATCTGGATAGCTTCAAGGCTGTTAATGATACCTATGGTCACCTAGCAGGAGACCATGTCTTGCATGCTGCTGCTCAACGCCTAAAAAGTCTAACGCGATCGTCAGACATCATTTGTCGTTTTGGAGGCGAAGAATTTTCCCTTGCGGTGCCTGGGGCGTCTACAGACGAAGCTTTATTATTGGCTGACAGGTTACGAAAAAACCTCAAAAGCTCACCTATTAATTACAAAGATTTTTCCATTACTGTCACTGCAAGCTTTGGAATTTCTGGCACGAATGGACAGGAAGCTTCGAGCCTCTCCCGACTATTAAGAGAAGCTGATATTGCTATGTATCAAGCTAAAAGAAACGGGCGAGATCGCGTGGAGGTCTACTCCTCGAATGAGGTGTGATTCTAAACTCTTCATTCGGCGCAGCAGGCTGTTGCACGACTCAATGATCCCTCGAAGTTAGTAACCGCATACCGTCCTTGATACTCGATCCGTTAGTTCAGGCAGACTTGTTCTTTCCTGCGCCCTGGCCTCCCGCCGGGGCGTAGTTCGTTATGCCGCCCTGCGAGCCTTCCCTCGCCCTGGTCGGGCGGCACCCTTTCCCGTGGAGTTGACCAATGAGCACAGCTGACTTGCACCACGGCGTAAAGCCGCTCCCTTTGTCGAAAATGACTGACGCCAATGGGAAGCGGCTGATCATCGATGGCCGAGTGATACCCGGTCTTATACGCCTTTCTCAGGACGGGGGTAAAACTCGCCTTTCGTATCCGTGATCAGAGTGTTGATGAGGGTACTGTACTGCTCTCGAGCGGCTTCAGTATCGGGAAGGTTCCCAAAGGGCCAGAGCTCTTTGTACCGATACCCCAGGCCAGTCAGCATTTCCTGCTGTATGCCATATGAATGGCGCAAAGTCTGCGATACCGCAGTAAGTGAAAGCAGCGTCGCCATTTGCGCGGCGGCATTCACGTTCCGCTGCTCCACCAAAGCTTGCTCAAGCTGATCGACTTTCTCTTGCAGAGCCGTCAGTCGCCTTGCGTCGTCTGTCATTGTTGCCTCCATGGCTTGTGGTGAGCTTGGAGCATATCAACGGCGCTGAGCGCGATCTACGGCCCTCTTTCCCGTGATGACGCCGCCACCTGGTGTCTTTGCCCGTTCCTGCGGGCTGTTTTATTCCCCGAGGTGTCGCCATGCAGACCAGCCAGCGCGGACTGAACCTGGTCGCCGAGTTCGAGGGGCTCGAGTTTGAGTCGTACCCCGATCCCGGTACTGGCGGCCATCCCTGGACCATCGGCTTTGGCACGACCCGATACCCCGATGGCTCCCGCGTACAGCCCGGCGACACGATCACCGAGGTTGAGGCGTTCGCCCTACTCCGCTATGACGTCGCCCGCTTCGAGGATGACGTCGAGCGACTGGTTACCGTGCCGCTCAACCAGAACCAGTTCGATGCTCTGGTCTCGTTCACCTACAACGTCGGCCCCGGAGCCCTAGAGCGCTCTACCCTGCTGCGCAAGCTGAATACCGGCGACTACCGTGGGGCCGCTGACGAGCTGCCGCGCTGGAACAAGGCCGGCGGCCGCGTACTAGCTGGGCTGACACGGCGCCGCAAGGCTGAGCGTGATCTATTCCTAACGCCCGAGAGCGTCCAGTTTCACTGGCTTGACGAGACCGTCAGAGTCTCGAAGCCGTAAACCCGTATTGTCTACGCAGGCCCACCCAGGAGGCGGGATGTCACAGAAAAATGTCCAGCTCCCTCCTCTTGAGGTGCTGCAGCAGGCTTTCGATTATCGCCCTGAGACTGGGGAGGTGTTCTGGCGGCATCGCCCACTGGATTTCTTCCGCGACAAGCGAGCCCAGTCCATTGCCAATGCTCGCGCTGGGAAAGAAGCCACCTCGGTAGCCAGAAACAGATGGGGCTACGAGTGGAAGAAGGTCGGGCTTACGTGGGACAGCAGCCGTCAACGCAGGAATATTCTTGCCCATCGGATCATTTGGAAGCTTATGACTGGTGATGAGCCGCCAGAGCAAATCGATCATATAGACGGGAACGCCCTAAATAACAGGTGGGCCAATCTTCGTGACGGAACGGCAACGAACCACATGAATCGCGCCATGCCCAAGGACAACTCCAGCGGCGTTACCGGCGTGTACTGGATAGCAAAGAAGCGAAAGTGGGCGGCTGGGGTCAAGATCGAAGGCCGCTCTAAGCATCTTGGGCTGTTTTCACCTGATGATCTGGACTTGGCTGCAATGGAGGTGCTGGAAGCAAAGGCGGACATGGGGTACTCGCCGCGCCACGGAGTGCAGCTCGCTCCTTACCACATGAAGGAGGCGGGATGAGCGATAGTCCCGAACAAACAGTGCCAGTCAGGACGCGCACCAAGTTTGAAACTCATATGCAAACGCTCTTGCTCACCCTCGTCGCCGGTCTCATCGCTTGGCAAGGTATGACATCGATGAAGCTGATCGAGACATCAGCGCGCCAGGACGAGCGCATCAGTCAACTGATTGCCCTGACGGAACAGCTTCGTGCTGATCTGCGAGAGGTCGGCAACGACTACATGACGATCAACGACGCGGCCATGTACCGCGA